CCGAATACAACTACTTAATGAATGAAGTTAAGAAAAAGTATGAGCTTAATTATGATCGGGCAGTTCAAGATTTGTACGACATTCGGGACAAAGCTTTAGAGGCTGGATCCTTTAATGCAGCAATCTCAGCTCAGAACAGCTTATTAAAAGTCGGAGGACTGATTGTTGATCGTAAGGAAGTTATGTTTGGAAAAATAGATCAGATGAGTAGAGAAGAAGTCGAAAACCGCCTGGAAAGTCTGCTTGGTCAAGCCATAGAAGCTCAAGTTATACAAGATAACGCTTTAGAAAATGATGTTGTGAGTGATGAAGAAAGTGAAGTAGAGCAATAAAAGGGGAGAAAAAGACAAGTATCACTCTACTTCGGTTTATATTTTAACTGCTAATTACACCTCTTGTCTAACCTAAATAATGATCAATAAAGAAAACTATTCCGATTAATGCAACTAACACAATTTCCCAAAATACCATTATTGGATTATGCCCTTGATTTTATTAACTTGAAAAATCATTTGTAGTTTCTCTAAGTCCTTCTTAGAGTGTCCACCGACATTCCATTCAGTAATCTGATCGGTTTCTAAGCCGTCATCTCCTAAATAGTTTTTACCATTTTTCCAATTATAGATATGCAAGTATGTGCCGTCTTGAAATTCAATATCCCACTCGACATCTGTCTTGCCGTCTGAAATAGACAAATCTATCTCCAACGGTTCTCCAAAAGAGTCAATTAACTCTTGGTAAGAACATTTAACATAGCCAATTAAACTTGATCCGTAGATCGCATTTTCATTGACACCTTCATTATGTGTAATGAACATATATGGTTTCATTTTACCTCCTCTGTTGTTTCTAAAATTATACCAATCCATTTTACATTCCTCATGCTTTTCAATGCTTGAGTCAGTAAACTGAAATCTGTTTGATTGTCCACAGAAATCCAAACTATTGGTTTATTACCTAACTTGGCTTTTCTTGGATTTAGATCGCTTTGTATCGTTCTCAAATACTCTGTTGCGTCTTGTACTTGCTTAAGTTTTAAGTTCTGCATATTTATCTACATGATTACTCATGCTTCCTCATACTCTTCATCTGTTCTTTCGTCTGCCCAAAATCCTTCATCTGAGCCACAAGATAAACAAACATTAGTTTTTAAATTAATATTTCTACTGCCACAACATATACAACATTGAGGCATTTGTGCTATTTCTAGCCAACTATAATCTCGTTTCATGCTTCCTCCTCAGTGTGATAATCAATCCACTTTAAATCCATAGACCAAACCCAATCATCAGTACCTCTTCTTGCTATTTCTTTAGCTTGTTCTTTTGATTCAGCTTCAATCGTAGTTTCATACACAGCTTGTTGTGTTGCTGTTACTCTATATGTTTTCATTTAGTTTCCTCCTCTTGTGAAAAATAATCTTGGTTATCTGATTGAATGCTTTGGTACTTATCGGGATTATTACTTGCGTTATAAGGCAAAGAATCTCTAGGATCATATTGTTCAAAATCTGTAAAAGGACAAATTTCATCATCAGTTGCTTCTATTAATAAATCTCCTGCTTTTGTTTCAGCTTCTTCTAAGTTTTTAGCTTCAACTTCAAAATAACCAATGTATTCTTTTCTCACTCTAATAAAGTATTTTCTTGTGGCTTTCATTATTTATCCTCTATTGTTTTGTAGTCTGTCTTTCTTGTAATAAACATTTCTGCTTGGTACTTGTGGTTAAAATCAGCTACGGTTTTCCTAGTTTCAACATCAACCACCACATATGATTTATCAATGTTGTCTCCTCTCTTTCTTATTACTTCAACTATGTTGAACATATTTCCTCCTATTCTTGTTTGTTAATAAAATCTTCAATGTAATCAAGAGTTTCATTAGGCGTTGCTCTATCCCAAAAACTTCTTGATCTGTCCCATTCGTCAGACGACATTATATCTTCACAACAATCAAACATTTTGTTGGTTAAATAACATTCGTCTATTTCGCCACACCACCAATCGTCATATTGTTTTTCGCTTTGTTCGTCTGATAAATTTCTAGTATCAATAATTTGAATTATTGATCTGATTTCTTTTCTTAATAAACTTTTATTACTGCTCATTATCCTAACTCCTCATCCCATTCAAATTCCCAACCAAGTTTAAGACATAACTTTTTATAAGTTTCTCTCCCACTTGTAGTCATTGATTGATAATCCCAACCTAAATCATCAACTAAATCAGCAATTATCTGATACTGTTTAACTCCTATTTTTGAGATAAGTTCTTTTCTATTGTTTTTCATTAGTCCTCCCTCACTATGTTGGCTAGTTTTTGGTATAAAGGAATAAGTTCTTGATCGTGTTGTACTCTCGTTTGAAGTATCTGACAAAGATCAAAAATTTCTTCTTCTGTAAGTTTTACATTAATAGTCATTAGTCTAATTCTCCATTAACAAATTTCTCTCCAAAAAACTTAATTGCTCTATCTTTTTCGTCATCATATGTTTGTAAATCTTTTTGATAACTTTTCAAATATAAATCTTCGCAAAGTGTCCAATCTATTTGATTAAGTTTAGTAGCTTGTTCGTTTATCCACGCTTGTCTATTAAATTCTTGAACAAAGCTGTAGCCATATTTAACTTCAAAGCTTGAGTTAAGTACGGCTAATTGAGTTCTAACTTCTTCAAGTTTTTTATCAATTTCTCTTTGTTTGTTGGCTAAAGAAAATCTTAGTTCTGTTCCTAAAACTTTCCTTTCAAAATCCCATTGAAACTCAACTAAGCATTTCAAATGGTCGTTATAAAAAGTGAGTTTTGCTTCCTTCTCACATAGTTCTTGTATCAAGTCTTTCATAATATCTCCGTAAATAATTGATTACTATTTGTATATTATAGACACTATTCAAGAGATTACAATAAGTATCTATAAAAAATAATAAAAAATATCTAATCGTTGTTATTAGAAAAGGAAATCGCATTACCCCTCTCGCTTGGTCGCTTACTGTAAAAAAATGCAGTTTTTCCCAACTGAATAGGGTCATCAAAGTCGGCTCTTATGTCGGGACTGCTGTTGGGACTTGTCGGGTAGAGTTTTTGAAGTATATACACATAAGTTTAACACACTTGATCCCGTAGGCCAGGAGATCTTTTCTTGGATCTCAAACTTGCCAGGAAGATTTTTGGGTTACAAATAGTATAACTAAAAGTTATAAGAATTGTTTACTTTATGTAAAATTAATCTAAAAAAATAGTTGACAAATAGTAAACTACCTGACATAATACATTCATAACTTAAACAAAAGGAAACATTATGACTAAAAAAGATTATGAAATGATTGCTAAAGTGATCAAAGATAATACCGAATGGGTAAAATATGATGACGGATATGGCGAAGATATTATAGAAAAGAAAATTCATCCTACTACTTTAATGGCAAGATTAAGTCTTGCTTTTAAAAAAGAAAATCCCAATTTTGACGAGTATAAATTTTGGGATGCTTGTACAAAACCTTATCCTGAAGATTGGAAAACCGAAAAAACTACACAAGATTAAAGTCGGGAACAGTCGGGGGGAGCTTTTGCTCCCCTTTTTTTGTTTTAAAAAAGATCTAAAGTACACAATAAGGATCACAAAGTTAGCCAGCCAGGCAGATCCTCCGCCATGCGTGATCGAGCAGGGTAAAAATAATAGTTGACAAATAGTAGCCAAGTAGATATTATTTAAGTTCACTAATAAACGGAGAAAAAGATATGAGTGAAAAACTTAAACACATAAAAAATGATTATGGTCATTACCGTATATCTATAGATGGTCTAGAGTTCAACTCTCTACGCCAAGCAAAAGTACATATTAAAAATAAAAGGGCGAGAGCTAGGAGGAGATTGAATGGCTGATTTAAAAAGTTCAACAGACGAAACACTTTACGAAATTTGTAAAGACATTCAAGAAAACATTCCTAACTATCAATTTCATGATCCAGAGGCTGACAACTATCTTGAGGTATATGATGAAAAATATATTGTCGGTAGAGATGGCGAGTTTCAAGACTGTATTTTGATGGTTGCAGGTGGAGGGCCAAATGTTTGGATTGATACTTGGAGCCAGGAGGTCCAGGGTTTTTGGGGTTCAGACAAAGTTGCTCTACCTATTTATGATTACGAGCACATAAAAGACCACTTTGAAGAAATGTGCGTGGGTAAAACTATAGGTCTATCTTAATGATGGAGATGGAAATAGTTTTAATAGCTTTAATAGCTCTAGTAGTGTTGGTTGATTACTTACTAAGCTAGTCGGAGTCGGAGCAATCGGGGGCAGTTTTCGGACTGCCCTTTCTTATTTGGATCAGAATATAAAAAAAACTACCAAGCAGCTCCCAGGTTTAGCGTTCCCAGACTCAAAGCTCCCAGATTTATGGTGTTTACTTTTAGTAAAAGATGGGTATAATGATTATTAAATAAAGGAACTGCATTTTAGACACACTCTACTAAGACGGAGGAAAAAAGACCTCAATGGCTAATCAGCTACAAAGAAAATAGAGTATCTAAGACCAGTATCAAACAATAACGGTTGTGGTAGGCAGAAAGGAGATAAGCTCCACAAATTTGAAGGCAATTTGGCTCAAAGCGTAAACAAGAGGATAAAATGGATGGCACCTTCATACCACAACTCAAAAGAGGAAACATTATGAAACTATTAGAAGAAGCCAAAGCTAACTTGACTGACGAGGTTATAGACGTTGTTCTTAAATCAGAAACTGATGATAAAGAATATGATGTTGGGTATTACTTTGGTGTTAAAGCAGTAATCGAAAATGAAGAAATAAAAGATGCCTTAGCATGTATTAGCTATATGGTTGGAGAGGTTGAAGAGAAACATTATGCTGAACATTATGATGTTGAAAATCCTAACGATATTCCAACAGAAGAACTGCAAGAGCATGTTTACAAATATATCAGAATTCTTGTAGATAATTTTGGAGCTTAGTATGTCGGAATACCTAGATAGAATAAACCATCACGAGTTTGATATGAAGATTGAACTTAAAAAAGGCACATTTGAAATGTTCGGACACATCAACTGTGATGGGGATATTGACTACGATTTCTTCTTAGACCAAAAGCATTTAGATTGTGGCTGTCTTGTGATTTCGGTTGCAGATAGTAGCGAGTCGTATTGGTGGGAATGGATTGTTTGCGATATTTTAAAAACATACGATTTCAATAAAAAAAGATTTCTTTAGTCGGAGTCGGAGGTCGGGCAACTCTTAGGGGTTGTCCTTTCTTTTTGTCCAAAGAATATATATACACAAATAATCACAAATTTATGATCCAGGCAAGTTGTTGTGCTATTTTTCTCTAAGTTTACTTTTAGTAATAACCAGGTTATAATAAATAAAACTTAAATGGAGAATAATATGAGTGAGGAGTATCAAGACTATATTGTTGACGGTCTGCCTGAATACAATTTTAAGCTCGAACTTAAACAAGGAACATTTGAAATGTTTGCGACTATCAATAGCTATGGCTTTATGGATTATAACTTCTTTCTGGATCAACAGATTTTAGATGGTGGTGTGTATGGAGGGTATTACAATGACTCGCCAACATATGGTGAATTTGAAGATTCTGAAGGCAGTTTTTACGAACAAGAGTGGGGGTATCTCTGCTTTGATGTTCTTCAGTCTTACGATTTTGATAAAGAAAACTGGGGTGCGAAATGACAACAAAAGTGTATTGTGATGAATGCGATAAAGTTTTGCATGTCAACTGTGCGGGTGGTGTCGGAACAGAAGTAGATGTCAAGATGCCAAATGCCGATTATGTTTTAAAGCTTGGAGATGATGAACACGATTTTTATTTATGCCCAGCTTGGAATACAAATGATTTTCATGTCTGTCTTGATTGCTACTACGAGAAGTATGTGTGCAAAGAAGGTTGGGTAGATGTGTCGGAACAACTGTTTGAGTTTATGCAAGGGATTGGAATGGAAGAACAGTATGCAGATACTAGAAAACATCTGACTGATATGATCCAGAGAGGTATTGACAAAAAGTAGAAAGTAGCTATACTTACTTGGTCAATAATAGCTTTTGCTATTCTTGGTCATAATGTCCCAAATTGAAACCCTTAGCTTCGGCTAGGGGTTTCTCTTTATTGGGCTACTGAAGTCGGAAGTCGGATGTCGGCTTTTCTTTTGTGCGTGATTTACAGGGGAGCTGGGGTATGTCCACAATATAAACACAATATTATTTTTGGATCCTGTGCGGGTGGACAAGGGTGATTTAGCCTTTTGATATGAAGGCCCTTAAAAATTAGTAGTTGACAATTAGTAAACTATCTGTTATAATAGATTTATCTTTAATCAAAAACTAAGGAGGCATTATGAAAGAAGATTATCAAGACATGTTATTGAGAATGGCATTCAAAAGCAAAGTAATAGAAGATTTGTTGGTTGATTACAATCCTAATAATAAAAGAGTAATAGAAGAAGCAAGAAAAAAAGAAGGGGAGAAGTAATGAAAAATACTCCACAAGAAATTTTAGATAAAATTATTTACACATCAAAGAACGAAAAGTTAGTTAGACAATTGATTGTAGAACTTTTACATCCTATAGAAAAAAACAAAAAAGAGGAGGAGAAGTAATGAAAGGATATATTATTGATAGCAATCTAAAAGGTATCTTTCCAATAGAGTTGGATAAGGATATGGATTACAAAGACATCTATAAGTATTTACATACAGACGTTAAGCGAGTGAGTGCTTTTGATGTAATTCGGGTAAGAGGTACTAATGATTTAATTTATGTTGATGACGAGGGGTTATTAACTAGAGAGAATTACATGTATGTTTTTGATCACTTGGATAAACAGCATCTATTCGGGAATGGCTTAATACTCGGTACTGATACAGAGGGTGAAAGTATGACTCCCGAAATGTCATTAAATTGGTATAGAGATAAAATTACCTTTGCTGATAACTTGGTTTTGTGTGAGGACTATTTAGTTCCACCTGTCTTTGTGCCTATGAAATAGATTTTACTTTTAGTATCTTCTTGTGTTAAGCTTACCTTATTAACTAATCAATTAAGGAGACATTATGAGAGTTAAAAAACTATTAATAAAAGTAGAGTTGGAGAATGGTGCTGAATGTAATTTCGTTGAGTATCAAGCTTTTAGCTTGGTAATAAATGGAACGCCTTACATTGTGAACGCAGAGTTCGATACCATTGATATGGAACGAGTTGTTCGCATGAGTGAGGACAGCATTAGGAGAGAGGGCAACACCATAGTAAATGGTCAAGTCCAAAATCCTAGACTAGAGAATGATTTAGACAGCTAGAACAATTCTCCCTAGTTGGAAGAGTCAAGCAGAAATGCTTGGCTCTTTTTTTTTGGGACTCTTATTGGTCGGGAAAATGTCGCAGGTCGGCGGATGGCTGGGTCGGACACCCAAAATGGGGTATATGCACAAAGGTAGGTACAAGCACAATAATACACACAAACAATAACAATCATTTTAACAATTCTTCTTTTTGAGTTATATTATGCTCATGTATGGCATAAGTAGTAGGCTCAGACTTTTCCTAAACTCTTCTCCTCTAGATCTGTTTGGGCCTACTCATTACGGAGTAAAACTATGGAAAACATGATGAACCCGCAAATGGGTATGAACGAAGAATTAGAAACTTTATCAAGTCAAGATATGGATGAGGCAAAAGCAGCTATGGGCGAACTCATCAATATGATTGCAGAAATGAAAGCTGCTGGCATGTCAGATGAAGAAATAAATAAATTTTTAAGTGAATTTGGATTAACTTTAGAAGAAGTTTTAATGGCAGACCAAGCATTAAAAAATCCTGAAATGTTAAAT